TTGGCAGGGCGAGGGCGTCGAGGCGCTGCGCCAGGCGGTCGACGACATCACCACGCAAACCGCGCTCGACGAATGGATCGCGAAGGCCGTCGCCGAGGGCGTCGACCCGCTTTGAAAACGAATATCCGTTGCGCCGCCCCCAGATCGCGCAACGGAATAGGGCAGCGCCACACATAGCCGCCCCCCGGTCCCGTGGCGCTGCCCGATCTATTTTTAAAGGGAATCATTGCCATGAAACATTATGTGCTTTTGCGAAACCGCATGATTGCCGAGACGTCCTTTCTCGAATGGGCGCTATGGATGCAGGAAGCCGAGCGCGTTATCGGCCATGACGAAACCGAGCTGCACCTAGTCAGCACCGTTTTTTTAGGCCTCGACCTCCGGCCTTACGGCAGCGGCCCGCCGACTTGCTTCGAAACCATGGTTTTCGCGAAAGTGGGCGACGACTTAGAACCGCTAGATTGGGCTTGCCGCTATACCTGCTATGACGACGCCGAAACCGGCCATAAGGCGGCGGTGGCGAGCGCGATCAAGATGGAACAAGAGGCCCGGCAGGCGTTGAAATGAGGCTTGGCGCCCTGCCATCCAAACAAATTCAAAGTGCAAAATAAGCACGCGGTACGCGTATATATGCGCCGTTTTCCCTTGTCTATGCGCACATATGCGCTATAATTATTTCACCAACAAGGGGAGAATTAATCAATGTTTACCGCTCTTGCCGCTATCATCATTGCTCTTGCCGCCGCCTTCCTCCTGAAAGACGTCTATCTGTCATGACACCCGCCGCTTTCGTCGCATGGCGTGAACGCCTTCACCTTTCCCAAGCCGCCGCCGCATCCCTCCTCGGATGCGGCAGGCGGTCTATTCAGCTTTGGGAAAACGCGACGAATGAAATTCCGAAATACATCGCTCTGGCATGTATGGCGGTGGCGCTTGGCATTACCGCGCCGCCCGCCGACTGGACTCGCTGATCAATCCCAAAAGCCGCCTGTCACCAAAGCATAGCCATCCGGAAAGAGGGCGTTATCCCACGCGCCGCGCCAATCTGTATCGGGATTAACTTCCATGGCGACGATACCGTCGACGATCGCTTGCAATCGCTCTTCGGCCGCTTGGTGGCTCGCCGCCTTGAATTGATACCCGTAATTAGGTGGCGTCAGCCGGTGAATATCCTCCGGCTGCAAAGCGCCTTCCTTTTCGATCGGGTGATCGGGATCGATCGCCCAAAGGAAAAATTCATGGGTGGCGCCGGGAAGGTGCAACAGCGGCTCGCCGTGCTTCTCTGACGACGACGTCAGATCGTAAAGCATCAGCACATATTGCGACCATACCGGATGCGCCCACGGCGCGTTGATCACCCACGCGACGTTGAAAATTTCGGCGTTCCTAAGCGAGTCGTCTTTCCACGCGCCTTTCCTGGCCTTCATGGCTCGCGCCCTCCGAACAACATTTTCACCGCCTCTTTGCCTTCGGCGCTGTTAGCCCATTCTTCCGATTCTTCAAAGGATGCGTCGAATTCGCCGGCGTGATGCCGATCGCGCAGCCTGGCCGCCGCCGCGTTGCCGGCCTCGGCCGCCATGTGCAGCTCTAAATCCAAGGCCAATTCCGGGAAATCAAGCGGCGAAAGATAATCGTGATAGATGCCGGCGCGCGCCTTCGTCGCCATCTCCGGCAGGCCGGCTTTTTCCAGCTCTTCGGCCAACATATCCTTGGTGTGCATTTTGCTTTCTCCTCTTCGGTTCAATGCGTGAATTTTCTTATGAGCGGCGAGCGCAACAGCGCCGGCGTCGCCTCGATAGGATCTTGGCTGTAATCGGGTGGATCGCGTGCCGGTTTTGCCTTCGCTTCACCGCCTCGCGCAGCTACGAGTCCAGAGGGTAAAGATTTTCGATTCTGGATTCTGGATTCTGGAGTCATGGGGGGGGTAATGCGCTTTTCAGTTTCGCCTTTTTTTTCAGGGTCTTGTGACCACCGACGCGCCGCCGCTTTCGCTCCCATTTTCCTCCACTTTTCCTCCCGCACCATTTTTCGACTGTAAATCATGCCCCGATTTGTGACGCTGAAAACGCCGGCCGCGCGCAGTTCGTCGAGGTATTTTTCGAGCCGCTTCGGCGGGACTTTGAGCAGGCCGGCGAGCGTCGGCAGGTCAATATTCTTGCGGCCGAGCTTGAGGTGGCCGCGTGGGTTGGCACCGTCCATTAGGCAAAGGATGTCTATCCAGGCGCCGCGCGCGCCCTCGCTACATGTGCGCAAGCCGGCGTCGCCGAGCCAATCGGACGGATAGAATTTCATCCACCGTTCGCCCGTCATGGCGCCACCCCCACCATAAGCAGGCGGAACGTTTGCGAGCATGTCGCCGCCCATCGGGCAATGCATGCCGCCTCGGCTTCGTTTTCGTTGGCGTGGCGGATGCCGAGTTGATGGCAATATTCCTTCGCCTTCGCCTTGGCGGCGTCGCGCGGCATCCGGCCGAAGCCTCGCCCGTAAAGGGCGGCGCGCCAGGTCGAGACGGCAACCGATTCGTAGGGGATGCGATAGAAGATTGCGCCGGCTCGGATAATGCCTTGGATCTCCGGCAATATGAGCTGATCGGCGTTGACCGTCATCGAGGCGACGCCGGTCGAGGTGAGGCCGAGCATGTCGACGCCGACCTTTTTCGGATAAGCGGATATGGTTTGCTTTGCCCGTTCCCAACAAATGAAATCAGGCGCCGCGCCCTTCGGTCCTATGAGCCGCTTGATCTCATAGGCGAAGGCGTCGCACTTCTCGCCGGCGTCGTCGCCTTTGCAGGAAAACGAGCCGCACTTAATCCGCCGTTCGTCGCCGGGAAACTCGAAGAGCGCATAGCCGGTTTGCGTCACGGATTGGTCGAGCCCGAGGATCAACATTAGCTCGCCTCTGGCGCCTCGGCGCCCCATTGATCCCATCCATCGCGCCCGGCGCGCGCGAACATTTCCAGCTTTGGCAGCGTCGGAAACATCTTTTCGATGATTTCATAAAACACCTCCGGCTTTTCCGAATGGCGGCCGACAGGCGCGTGAATCAGTGTCTCCGGTTGATCGCCTGGCGCCGGTGCCGGAATGTTGCCTTTCACAGCGATCAACAGCAGCTCGTGACGATTGCGCGCCCAATAGCCGGTCCCGATTCGATCCTTGGCCCAGATCAAATGTGAGCGATACGAAAAACCCCATGCATCCAAGAGGCGTAAGGCGTCGAGCAGCATCGGCACCGTTGCCCATAGACACAAGACGGCATCTTTTGCCGATGGCGGCGCGAGCTGCGCCAATTCGTCCGTCGGCGTCGTCGGATAGTGGTTATCGGCGGCGCGATCCATGCCGGTCTCGGCGCTGTACGGTTCGAATTTCCAAGGTGGATCGGCGAGGATGACGCCATAAACTTTTGCACTATTGCCGAGGTGATCTTTTGCAGATCGAATCTTTTCGCCGAGGGCGGCTTCGCGCTCGGCCCGGTCGCTGGCCTTCGTCTTCCGATTGACGACATTCTTTGCTGCGCTTGTGACCGCCTTCCGCGTCTCGGCGACGACGGTCTCGAATTCAGTATCGGAAAGGGCGCCAAGTTTTCGGCCTTCATTGGCGAGGTTTTTGTCGATCCCGGCTTCGGCGAGGGTTGGACGCGGGTTTTCTGGTAACCCGCGTTTCTCGGCGGCACCTTTCGATAGGCCGACCGTTTCCTTTTGCGCCTGGCGCATCTGGTCGAGGCGTCGCGTTGCCCGCATGCGGATTTCGGCGGCGTCGGCCTCCAATTCCTTGTTTTTGGCCTGGCGCGCATAGGCCCTCATGGCGATTGATAGATCGCGGATCTCTTTAACCTCGTCGACACTTTTCGCCTCGGCAATCGCCCTGCAAGCCGCATCGTATTTGACAAGATCCATGGTCATTTCTGCCGGCCTTTCCATAGCTCGCGCTTGCGTTCGGCAATGGCGCTATGAAAGCGCCTTTGCATGTCTCGCGCGTGCTCGCCGGGATTGGTCGCAACGTAATGCGCGATAGCTTCGACGGAACATTCGAGACCATCGAGAATGATGTCTTTGCCCTGGCGAAAGTTGAGATAATACGGCCCCGGCGGCGGCAAGAGATCGGGCACCGTCGGCGCGATATCCTGGCCGCGCACGACGCGCCGGCCGTTTGTTTTGCGCTTTGCCTGCCCGGCAAATTCCGGCATCCCGGCCTTGATCTCGGCGACGCGGCCGGAGTTTTCACCGAAGTACGCCGCGATATGGTGCAGATCGTCGCCGCGTAACAGCATCCCTTTGATGGTGGCGATATCGTCAGCGTCGAGACTCATGATCGACTCCGTGGCGGCGTGTAGCCGATGAAGGAATGATAAGGGCACCAAACGCCGCCCTCGGTTTCGACGCCGCAAAAGAGCTGCCCGCCGATCGCCTCTTTATCCGCCCGGCATGGCCATTTGCATTCGGCGGCTTTGAGATCGACGAGCGGGATTAGGCGAGGCGCAGGCATCGGGATTTGGCGCGCCTCGCGAAAGGTCGTCGCGGCCGGTGTCTCGATCGCCGAAGCGTTGACGGATTTGGGCTTGTGCATGCGTTCCCTCGGTTCCCTTTTGGGTTTCGCTTTCCGCTTCACACTCTTTGAAACGGCCATCAATTCTTCGTCGCGAAAGATCCGGCCGCCGGCGGCGTTGCGGGTGATGCCGGTTGCCGCCGCGATGCCGGCGCGCGAATAGCCTTGCCTAAGAAGCTCGGCGACGCGCTCGCGTTCGGCCTCAGTCCAATGGCCCGGCGATTGCATGGCATCACCTATTCGTCGTCTTCCGGAGGATCGTTTTCGCCGTCATCACCGGCGGCGGCGTTGGCCTCGGCCTCGCGCTTCGCCCGGCGAATTTCCATCGCCTGCCGCAAGTCTTCGAGCATGTTCGCTTGCGCGTCATCCCACGCGGCGGCCCATGCGCGGCCCGGTTCCGAATTGACGTCGTAGGGATTGGAGTCGCGATCCTTGGCGGCGTAACCGGCATATTCGCCCTCACGTGCGGCTCGCTCGACGATCGGCTCGCGATCAAGCTCGAATTCGCCTTGCGTGCCGAGCGGCAGGGCAAAGAATTTCATGATTTCCAGTTGCCGGCGCTTTTCGTCGGTGATCACTTGCGGATCTTCGATTTGCGCGCAGCGCATGCCGAAATCGATGTCGGCCAATATGATACCGTCGGCCTTGGCCTCTTTGCGCAGCTTGAGGCGCGCGGCGTTCTCAGCCTTGCAAACCTCGGTTTGCGCCAAGATCGCGTTGAAATGTTGCATGTAAAGCGCCCGATATTGGCGCGCCGTTAGATCGCTGGAATTGTGGCCTATCTTGGCAGACATGTGAAAAAGCCTCCGGTTTGTGTTTGGAAAAAGGGAGGCCGCCGCAATCACAGTGCCATTAGATCGCGGCGGCCCTTTCTCCGCCGGCTTTGCCGCTGGAGTCGGAGAGCATCGGCGGAAACTCTGAATCAAAAAGCGACGGCCTAAGCCGCCGCTTCGTCGTCTTCCTCGCTGTCGTCGGCGAAGAGATCCGGCCGCAAGACGTGGCGAGAAATGCCGCTGTAGCGCTCGACTCTGGCCATGCGATTATGCGGCACGATTTGCCATTGCTCGACGGCCTGGCGCGAGATGCCAAGTTTCTTGGCCAGTGCCGCCGCGCCACCGGCGCCGGCCTTGGCCAGTTCACAAGCTGCGATGCAGCGTTGGTGCAATTTTTGCTTGCTCGGTTCCATACGGGCTATGAAAGCAAACGTTGCCAAATCGCGCAAGAGCGGTTATCAACTTTTTTGTGGCAAGCAAGGCTTGCATATGTCAAAGTTGTGACAAGGCGAGGAACGAAACCGAATGGCGAATAAAAAGCCAGAAGCCGGGACAACCGCCGACAAGGCGGCGAAAGGGGAAACAAGGGAGGCCGACAAGCAAGCCGATAAAGAACTCGGCGAGCGTATCCGGCATCTTAGAACCGAGATTTTAGGCATTGGCCGTCAGGCTGAATTTGCCGACCGTCTCGGCGTGACTCGTGGAGCCGTGGGTAATTGGGAAATCGGGAAAGGTGTTAAGCGTGCTAACCTCGAAAAAATTGCCGACGCGTTCCATGTCTCTTTCGATTGGCTATCAACCGGGCGCGGGACTCCTGTCGCCAAGCCCAGCATAGACGCAAAACTAAACCTGCTCCCGCCGGGCGAATATGATCAACTCTATGAACATTTCGAAGCGATGATCGAAAATCGCATTCGGTGGCTAGAGCGGAAACAAGCGCAGGCTAGAACCAAGAAAAAGCCCCAAACCTAAGGGAAATCAAGACTATGGTGCAAAGATCCTTCGAACCGCCTTTGGCGGTGGAAAGGGATATTGCGGAGCCGTCACCCTTGGCAGATTTCCGCATATCCAGACACGACGACAAATCAATCTTGCGGGTAGCAACGGAAGACGGGCAACAGCTCGCCGCCCGTGTCCGCTTCGTCGACGACGGCGCTTGGATCTTGCACGAAGCAAGCCAGAACGCCGCCGCGATGGTGACGCATGCGCAGCGCCTGCCCGATCGCGTTCGCGAGATCGCGGCGATGATCCGGCGCGGCGCCCGGCCGAATGTCGATGCAAGCCAGGTGTTTTATTATCCTGAAAATCAGCAGTTTGGCTTTCTCCTGCAATTCCCCAATCATGCGCCGCTGTCGATGCAGTTGACGCAATCCGATATCGATACGATCCGCGTAAAGACATGGGCGGCCCGCTTCGGCGCCCTTTCCAACCGTTGAAATGTTAGAGGCAGGCTTCGGCCTGCCTCGTCCGGTTGAAAAAATCAACTTCTCCTAAATCCCCCTGATTCGCTAAATGCAATTTTTTCTTGCTTGGCATCTTGTGCCGTCCAGCAATGTTTGCTTTCATAAGCTAACCTGCATGGGCGGGTAGATACCACGAAGGAATTATCTCATGTGCGGATCTGCTTTCGCCCTGGCGCCCTGCGTCGGATGCAATCGCGTGATCAGTTTTAACCCGTCTTTGGTGCCGTCGGTCAGCCTCGACGGCCGGCGCCATCCCGTTTGCTTGCAATGCGTCGAGATCATCAACCGCAACCGCCGGCGCCATCACACGGCGCCGATCGTGCCGCCGCCCGGCACCTATGAACCGCTACCGGAGGAACATTGAATGACGGTCGACCCGTGGGAAAAATGGCGCCTGGCGCTGGCCAATCCGAAAGAGATCGGCAAAGGCAAGCTCGCAATCCATGACGCCGAGCCATGGACGGGATTTTTCCGCGTTCGCAAAAAAGATGGCGATTGGGAACCGGTGCAGTTTTGGCAAGACGATTTCGGCCTTTGGTGCGCCACCCGCAACGGCGACGCCGTGACCTCCGATCGCATCGCCGACCTTTGGCTTTGGGCGTGCCGCGAACCGATCAGCGAAGAGGCCTTTGACCGCGCCACCGCCGGCCAGGGTTGGGCAGACGAGCCGGAGAGGGCGCCGACGATCGGCCATAATTCCGGCGACGTCGACGCCTTCGCGGCGCTGCGCATCGAATATTTGGGCGAAAAGGAATTGGT